TCAAAGCCAACAAGAATTCTGCTAGTGTTAAAAAAGAGTGTGCTAGTGTGTTTGTTCAATTAGACGATTTCCTAGCAGAACTTTCATAAGGAGGCGGCGACATGACATTTAAAGATTTTATTTTTAAGTTGCAAATGAAACAAATTCCTGGTATCGAAGCATTATTGGCTTGCGAACCTTTTGTGAAAAAAGAATTCGATGATCGGGGTATATTCGAATTTGGCATAGAATTACTTAGAAATCCTGCTACACATGATCTAGGTTTTGCCGAATTGTCCAACATTACCAGCAAAGAACAAAGCATACAAGAAATAGTTAATGTTCTTTGGAATAGTATATGCGATTTCGATACTGCAGGTAGAGATGTTAGCAAATTACGTTATCGCCAACTTTGTGCTAATCCATGCAATGCACTAAAGAGACGTGTTCTTAAGAGTTATTACTTACACTATTTCGATATCGATCAAGAGCCTAAAAAAGATGAGGTATGGGGTAATATTTTCGATCATTCTACAGAAAGTCTATATAGAATGAATGCATTCAAATAAAGTTCCATTATAGAGCATGCTCCTTTAAATATTCCTTGCTCTATTTTAGCCCTCGCCAGAGGGCTTTTTTTATAAGTATATGTGAGGGCGACATAAAGGAGAAATCCCTGTGTGAACTAATCACGCCCTTAATTAACTTGTATTATACCAACAAAAAACCCCTAGTGTAGAGCTACATTAGGGGTTTTGTTTTTTTGTCTTCGGTTGTTGACAAGTTAGGATAATGTTACTTATAGTACCAATGCACCTTCTTTGGTTACTTCTGGCACAATAGTTCCTGCTTGTGGCAAAGTGTGACGATAGCCTAGGCTTTGTGCTTGTCTGCGTAATATTTCTTTGTGTGGTACAACTTTACCACGATGCTTACCACCATTCTTATATCTAGTCAGTGCTCTGTGTCTCATTTGGTCTCTCCTCTGGTTTGACTACTTCACATTTAACAATACCATGATGTCCAATGTAGTAGTCTAATTGTAAACGTATGTCTGCTTCATCACGGCCAACAAAGTGTACAACTCTGTTGCCCAATTGATCCGGATTGTTTCTTGGATCTGTTCTCCAATACATTCTAGCCCATGTTTGTACTCGGTCTGTTTTAATTTTCATAATTCTAATGTGTCCACATATCCTAATATATTGCTGTCATAGTCTAATGCTTTAACAACAACTCTGTAATTTTTATCACCTGGATCCCAACTTTCTTCCAATATATCAAATTTTTCTGCTAATTTGTCATGCCACCATTCTTTTGGCTTTACTAGAATGTGTGCATTGCGTCCATCTTTGAGTATCTTACTGGCCAATCTACAACTGATTGTGAAATAACCATGTTCTACTGTTACACGTTGTAAATCGTCTAACACATTGTCAATCAAGTCTGGTTCTATGTGTTCTAACACATCTATGCATACCACATAAGGCTTTGGATCTGGAGCAACACTGTTAGGTCTACTGGGTTCATACTCTGCAATGTTATATTTGTCGCCATACTGTTCTCTGACAGCAATGCCTAATCCTCCATGTCCTGCACCATAATCTAGCCAATCTGTTTTGTTATGGCTGTGGCGCACAATGGCAGGCACATACATCTTTGCAGTGTGTCCCCATTTACCAGGAGTATGTTCATGCTCCCATGCTAATATATCTCTGTATTCATCACTAATTAATTTCATAATCAAATTCCTCAAAATCTTTTTGCCACACATTTGCAACTAGATCTAACTGTTTTGTGGTTAATTTAATACTTTTATCTTTGCTTTTATTATAATGCGGCAAAACAAAATCAATACCAAATTGACTGCTTAATTCTCTGTTCATTGTTTCTATTTGTTCTAATTTAAATACACGGTCTACTGCCAATCGGTCATTTACTGACAGATAATCCCAACTGCTGAGCAGTCTATCATTAGTACCTTCTTTTAATTGCGTACATAAAATGTCGATACCTGTGTGATTCCATTTGCATTCACTGATAAACCTATCAACCGGATGTCTTACCATGCTGAACTTGTATGTGCTGTCAACATATTCTTTGATATCTTGTAATTCTTTTGCAGTGTAATGTGCTGTTTGTTTTGTGGCATTTTTTCTGCCTATAATTAATTCTGGATGATCATTAAATATTTTTACAGAATTCGCATCATTGACTTTTATGTTCATTTGTTGCAAAAAATAAAATTCAACACTGTTGCCTCCTGTTTTAGGAATATGTATAAAGAATGCGTTGTGTTGAGGTATATACATTATAGAAAAAATTTCCTTTGGTGTGCATATCTGCTTTGGGCACAAACAAAATTCATTACCACATTGTTTTCATCTCTGCTACGATCTTTTATTTCACACCATATGTCCCACAGCAATGGATCACGTTCTACCACAGTGTCCAAACGTTTTTGCATGTTGTAAATCATATCACCTGTTGGTACATCTGCTGTTATCATACCTCCCCATGTAGGTATTTTTCTATCTCTGCTCAATTGAGCACTGTCTAATGCACCGTCTCTGCAATTTAATAAAAGGGTTGCATCTAAGTTGCAACGATTGATACACTGTACTATGTTCATTGCTGTTGCACTTTGCACATGGTCACCAATGTCCACAATGGTATCACAGATGCTTAACAACCAACGTATGTCTAAATGTTCTAACAGTGTGCTACGATATTTGTTTAACAGTGTCCAAAATTGTTCTCTGTGATAGTATTCACCGGGCTTGCGTCTTAACCAAATTATTTGTGTGGCAATGCTGTGACACACTTTGGGTTTGCCAATAAATTCTTTGCGTACATTGGCAATGTTTTCATTTATGTCAGTCAATCTATTTAAATTGCGAGCAACATCGCTGTCTGAGCCTGGTATAATTTCTAATTCTGGATCTTTCATCTGTTCTGTTGTATGTTGTACACTTGGTGCCCATATGTTTTTGCACTGATGTAATTACAATATGTTTGTGTTTCTGCTATCTTGTGTAAAGCACGGTCAGTGTCATCTAACTGATTCCATGCCTCCATGTATTCATTGTACAGACTAACACCAGGATGTGGATATTGATCTGCAATCTGTTGTAATTCTACTGCGTTTGGTAATTTAATCTTCATCTGTTTCTTTGTGGTTTACATTCTTTCTATCACCACCAAATATTCTTTCCCAATTGTCTTTGTACTGTTGACTGTATGCTCCTGGACGTGGTGCTGAGCCTTTGCCACCTGAACTAGTGTATCTGTGTGCTGGCTTTTCTAATCCTTGACTGATATCTCTGGCTTGCTTTAGTGCAGAATTATTATTGATAATTTTTTCATTCTTCTGCCAAGCCTTTGATCCTTCTTTTGGAATTTTACTGTTTGTCATACTCTACCTCACTGCCAAATGCCACAATCACACTGGGTATGAATGCTAACATGGCCCACCAACTGATGTGTCCCACAATCATGCCCCACAGTAGGATTGCACTGATTAGACTGAATGTGTTAAGGTTTTTTGTTTTTGCTTTTGGTTTATCGATTCTCATTTATATCTCCTATATTCACTACCACGTTGCTGGTAGGGTGCATCATTGGTGCATACTTTGTTTTTCTGCTTTTGGTATACACACACTGTAGATGCATGTAGTCTGTGCCGGTAGGTGAATTACGCAAATAATCTTGCAGTTGCTTTTGACAACCTTTTAGATTAAGGTCAACAAAGTCCAACAGATATTGTTGTTTGGGTTCTAGTATGTTCACTATAAGTCTGGTATATCTCATCTGTAATGGCCTCCTGTTTGTCGCCTAATACCACCAACGGGTGCAGGCTTAACGTTTTGACGTAATGGATATAAATGATTGATCAAATAACCCAGTGCGTCATTCATATGATCGTAGCCTGACTTTTCTGGTTGTCTTGTGCCTTCTTTATAAACCTGTTTGCGTAAACACTCAATTGTTTTTTTGCAACTGGGTTCTACACTCAACTTCACAACACCGTCATTGCTCTTACACACACTATTTACCGCGGCGATGCGATCTTTCACTGAAGGATTGATACTGCCCACTTTTAATTCAAAGCCACTGTTCTTAAGTATGATGTGATCAGTAACTCCACCTGCACTTGTTTTGCGTTGTGCTCCAGCGGCATCTGGATACACAATGATTTTTCTATTTGGATATCTCTGTTGTATTTCTCTGCTCATTTCACCGGTGTCAGTGCCATATATTTCCAGTTCATCGAATATGTGTATGCCTTCTCTGTGTTGATATCCAATAACAGCACAACCTGGATCAATGTTGAAGTCCATGCCTATGTGTAGTGGTGTTCGCAAGTCTGCTGGTTGTGGCATACTTTTAATATTGTGTTCACCAAATGCATAATATATAACGCCTGAGTAATTAACAAATTGTGCTAGGTATTCTTGTTGAAAAGTTCTTTCATCTAGGTCTTGACGTGCTTGATTTATTTCTGCTTCACTTACATTGCCACCTTCTGCTGTGGTGTATTGCCAACTGTGCCAATCTTCATAGTGTTTGGCATTTTGATATAAGTCATAAAACCAATTACGTCCTTTGGGTGATCCTATAATGAGAGCATGTCCTTCACGATCGGATAACGTGGGACGTATAACTGCACCCCATGCTTCACCACTGTTGTCAATGTCTGCGGCTTCATCTATAACCACAAAGTCTAAACCAACACCACGTATTGAATCAGGATTGTCAGCACTACGCAACATTATTTGGCTGTTGTTTACCAATGTGATGGTTAATTCACTTTCATTTATGCGTTTTGCCCAACGTCTTTGTTTCAGCATTAACTTGAGATCTTCCCACACAATCTGTTTGGCCATACGATAACTGGGTGCAATGTACATGCATTTTGAATTGGGATATCGACTGTGTTTTGCCAATGCGGCTATGCTGGCGTATGTTTTACCAAAACGTCTACCACTTGCTACAACTTTAAATCGTGCAGGGTTGTTCAGTATATCCTTTTGGGGTTCTGTTAACTTCATATCTGTTTTCTATATATCTATTCATCTGCTGATTCTTCATCAAGCCATGGTAACACTTGATTGCTTTCTTCTGATATTGGATTCTCTGCTTGACCCAACATCTGCTTGCCTAACCATATCAGCATAACTCTATCATGTTTATTTAGAGCTAGATCCAATTGTGCTTTACGCAATCTCTGCTTCGTAATGATTCTATTTTTTGTGATAATATCACGGAAGTTATCCACAAAGGTTTGTAATGGCACGTCAAAAAAGTCTGCCATTTCTTTATTGGTGCAGTGATATTGGCTAAGCATAGCCACTTGCTCTTCTGGTATTACTGTTTTGTTACGACCAATTACTCTACCAGTAACTGTTTTCTCGCCGTATTTAACATTTTGAACACGATAGTGTTTGTCTTGAGGTTGTTGTTCATCAGTCATATGCATTCCTGTAAATCACCATTGCTCGGTGGTGTATTCCGTATATGACTATATTTATGCAGATCTTTAATTTTTTCTACTAATTGTGTATCTAGTAGCAGTAATCCAGCCTTGTGTTGCATGTTTCACTAACTTTTCTGGTTCTATATCCAGATAATACACTTGATCATTAACAAAATAGAACTTTTTGCGTTCTGATTTATCCATTGTTGCTAATCGGTGCAGTATGTCAGTGATATATGTTGGAGCATCAGTCACATCTATCCATTTTCTGATAAACCAATGATGATGTGCGGGTGTTAGTAGTGGATCAAGTAGATCTATTCTCTGTTTGTCTGTGAGCATATAACATATTTATATGCTCTGTTAATATTCACCTATATAAGCATGATCATTGTGGTATAATGCTGTTTCATCTTCCCAATCTGTACGCCAATGAAAATTTCCTTCTAGACTTTGTTGTAGTGAATATATATCTCTAGGTGGCCAATTGGCCATTATGTATATGTGCCACATGTCAAATGCATAACGTTCTTTGCGCCAAGCATCTGTGCGTATGATTTTTGGCAATTTGACCTGTATGAGATCATTGATGTATTTTTCACCAAATTTGGCTTCTAATAATCCTCTGTTCGAATTGCATCTATACACAAATGACTCTACCAAATTATTAAAATTTTCTAGATTCATCTTGTAGAGAATATTGTGCTTAAAATCCCTATAACTGTATTCTGTGTGTGTTTTAATCATCTAACCATTCCTCTTCACATTCCCATATGCCTTTATGACTAAAATACTCAACACCTTTTATTTCTTCTAGAGGTATTTCATATGTAGAATTATTAATTAACAGTGTAACAACGGGTAAATCTTCTTCATCTAACCATATTGTGGCTAGGGTTTTAGGCACTATTTTGGTTGCTATCTTTGTGCCTTTGGCATTTTGACGCATTTTTATTTTGCCCACAGGCTGTCCTTGTTTTATTAATTCTTTTCCTTTGGCATATCCCCACCAATCTAGATATGCAGGATTAGCATTTGCTGTGAGACTTCTCATTCTCTTGTTTTGCATAACACTGGTGTATTTGTCAAATTTCATTCCGGGCATTAGCAGTATATCAATATTGATTTTGGTGCTGTTCCATGACTGTTTTTTCTTAAGTGATACTTCTATGCGAAATAATGAATCACTGTCTTGCAATGATTTTGCTTTTTTATCGCGACTTTCTTGTGCATTTTTACGCCATTCTTCGAATTGTTCTTTCGCCCGCGGATTGGGTTTATATTTTCCACTAACACTGTTAGTTCTTGCTTGTTGCTCCAATTGATCTAATTTTTTTCTGTCGAGGGGTTGATCGTCGCCGGGAATACTATAATCAATTCCATTGACAATATTATTATCCGTCGAAGACGGGGCCAAAGGCCCTCTCGAAGAGAGAACTTCACACTTCTTTGTCGCTTCTTGAGCGAAAGTAGTGTTAAGTGCTAAGTGATTAGTGTTTAATGTTTTATGTTGTATGTTATTAATATTAACACTACTTTCGCGGTGTTGATAAAAATTTTTTTGGTCTTTCATTTTTTCTCCATTAATTTGTTTTAGTTCCCCACATATACTGCCAATATATGCTTGTTGCCTTACTATTATATATCCAAT